GGTGGTGGATGCGGCCTGCAGAGTGCCAATTGAACTACTAATTTGGCTAGTTGAGGTGGCAGTTGAAGTCGCTGACTCTCCACCGAATGAAAGGCGAATCGCCGTAGCCGCTGTTGAAACTACACGCGCCGCGCAATTAGGTTGCGCCGTTGTCAGCACTTGAACGTAATTCGGCCCAACAGCCAAAGTTGATGAAGTGGCATAACTCGCCGATAGTCCCGAAGGAGCCGAGCCATAGGTTGTCCGAAGCGTCGAAGCAACCCAAAAAGCAAGAACCCCGATTGCTAGGACTGCGATGATTTGCCATCTTAATTCTAAGTTTTTTATCATAGTTTTGTTTGGGTTAATTTAACAACGCGAATCGACCAAAGAATTTTTCCGCCGCTTGATTATATGCAATAGCTGCTTCGCGTTTATCTTTAAATGAACCTAAATACTTTCTTGTACCATTAACAACTATTCTCGCTACCCAACCATCGCCTCGCCGATATTGCTCAATCCCCTTGAATCCTGACTTATTATCCTGCCTTACTTTACGATTCCAAGAATTTTGCATTTGCGTACATATCCGTAAATTATTTTTTTGATTATTGAGCGTATTGCCATCTATATGATCCACTACCATCCCATCCAAAGCATTAGTTATCTGTCTATGCATGCGCACTGTTATCTGTCTACCATCACGTCTCTCTTTACGAACCGCATAATAGTACCCACGCGAGCCATCAAGAGCGGCATACCACCGATAATTTAATAGTTTGTCAAAATTATCATTATCCACTAATGCAAACTTATTTTGTGTTAGCGTTATTTTTTTCATATCAAATTCCCGACCCTCTCATCTACCGAATTATCGGGCTGGATGTTTTCTAAATCTTTGAAAGAATCTTTTATTACATCTAACGCGATTCTTTCCGCCGCTAACGCTTGGACATCGGGAGGAATAGTGCCTTTCATAGCCGTATTCATAAATAACTTCTTGAGGGCAAAAACTGCGGCCTTATCAAGTACCAACTTCTGCAGACGCAATTTTTCTTCGTTTGTTAATGGAAACATTTATATCCTATGAGTTCAGTAACTTTTTTCATTGCAATTCCTTTCATTGTCGGGCCTACTTCGGAAAATAACCTATGAGCATAAATACCGTTCAGGATTCTTTCTTTTGTCTGATCTCCTTTTTTGACGGTTAAAACGCACATTGCTTTTGCGCCATTGGGAATCTTTATTTTCCCCAGAGCTTCTTCAAGAGTGTCTCCTTCGGACTTGAATACTCTCCCTACTGATTTAAGGGTGAGTTCGTATGGAGCAACCTTTGTAGTTATTTGTTTTTTAGGCATAAAAAATAAAGACACAGCCCGTCTTTCGACATCGTGTGTCCTCTTGCGTGAATGAGGCCGTTCGCGCGGCTTTACGTGCTTAGAGGTATTGTCCTAAATATACTGCTTTACATTTTCCTGTCAAATCTGTGGATAACTGACACATCAGCTATAACACCATTTCGATCTTTATTAAATTCAATCTTTCCCCTCTGCTTGTCGAAAGCTCCTCGTTCCAATAAAAAAACAAAATTAGAATAGTGTTCTTGAAAAAACTTAAATCGCTCGCAATCTTGTTCGGACAACTCGATCTTCATTATCGCTTAATTTTGTTCTGGCAATTTAATTCCCATCAACTTTGCGCTCTGCCTATCGATCCACATAGTTTTATCGCCTTCTNTAATNGGNAACAATTCTTCTCTGACTTTTTGTGTTTTCACTTTTGGCCGCGCATCGAGCTTCGCNCACAGTTCCTTATGCTCTTTTTCGCACGGCTCACAACGCTGATATTCTTCTTGGACAGTAGCGACGTTACAACGATAACACGAATAGCTCATTTAAGTTCTTCTTTTAATGATTGTATAAATTGCATGATAAGCTCAGAGCATTTAGCACAGAAGTTCCCCTCAAACGTCAGTTTCTGNGCCTCAAGTTTCTCATTTATTTTCGCNAGCATCACTCCAATAGTCGCTATGCCTTCACTAGGGTCAAATTCCTTTCCATCAACGTCACAAAAATAATGTGTAGTAATTATACAAGTTCCAGCTGATTTCGGTCATACGCCTTGTGGCATTTAACGCATAACCTTAGCCAGTCGGTTAGTTCTTTTTTATATTCTCGACTTTTGTTCGCCCAATGGATTTGATGACCACTAAGTCCGTCTCTTTCACAAAATTCGCATTGAGGAGATTTCCCCAAACTTTTATTTATCCAATTATGTAAATATCTATAATCGGTGTTTTTTCTGCTAATTCCACCTTTCCATGCAAAATGATTTTCTCCCCTCTTGTTTATCCCCAAGCACTTAATACATCTTTGGGCTTTATAACCTTTTAACTGAACAAAACAATCAATGCACTTTGGTTTTCCACCTTTCCAGTTGTACTTATTTCCTAAATGGATTAAACCTATTTTACGTTTGGTTTCTGCCGAGCGGTGCGTTCCTAGAGTAGTCCTAGCGTTATTCGTACTTATTTTCTTACGTCTCTCTATTTCCTCTTCAGATTTAGCCCACTCCTCACTTCCATAATATGAAGTAAAACAGGATTGACACCTCTTAGATTTATAACCTTTATCTTGAGTGCCACAATTTATACAAGATAATATCTTCATATTCCGTGTTTCCTATAAAACCCTGAATTACTCTTTGCTATTTCTTTGTCCTTTTCTTCTTCTGTGCCGTATGCCAATTTCTCGATATGCCTGCGATACAACGTATCTTTCTTAATTCTATCCATAAGTTTCCCAAACATCTCTCTTGTTTCATTATCGGGTTTGAATTCTGGGGGCTTATACTCAAATAGCTCTGGCTTTTCCCTCACCATGCGGTCAAAAAAATCTTTACCTTTTTGGAATCTATCCCCACAGTATTTACACGCCCACATACCAGTCATAGACTCATGGCGATGTCCTGTATCCAAGTATGTCATCAACTGTTTTTTGGCTTCGGTATTCATAATGGGTTTACATCTCTTTTCACGGGTTTTCGGCTATGCGGACAATCACCTGCTTCCAAGCATTCTGGGGGGATATACACATCCACCATATATTTCACACCGGATTTTTGTCTGGTATGCTCGGAAAGTTCAGGAGATGGCTTAACATTTCTTTCCTTTGGATTATTGGTAAACATGAGGAAATAAAATATCTTAATGCATCTAAGGCGTGATCGTTCGCCTTGACTGGTTTTTCATTTTCATCTTTCTCTTTTTTTTCGTCATCATAAGAATACATTTCTAATTCAGCAATAAGATTAACACATCGTTTGTTTACTTTTAATCTTTTCCGCAAAAAAAGCTCTCTTACCATCTGAATCCCCGCCTCCACACTACCTTTACCCTTACTGACCTCTCGCACATTGATATTCCTACATCTTAATTCTTCTATTCCTCCTTGATTTTCTGGGTCAGGATAAACGGCTTGAAAATTACATGTTTTCACATAATCGGCAATTTGAGAATCGGTGCGTTCCCGTTTATACCATTCATCATCTACATAAACATATTCGCCGTTAAATCTTATATCCAATACTGCGGCCGGATTGCGATACCCGAAATCTATAGCACCAAATTTATCAAATCTTCCTTCTGGTAATTCATCGTACAAATGCCTTTCTCTTGAAAACTCTTTGTAAACTAATCCCTGTGTCTTTTGAAAATTCGCCTCATATTCTTGAGCGAATCTCTCAGTGGGTAAGGTTTCTTTAGCCCGATCTATCTCATCTTTAGAAATATATGGATTATCATAACTTGTAAAATGAAAACTCTTAAAGTCCTTATCAGTAAGCTCTTGATTNCATAAGTCGTAGAAATGATTGAATCCTTGCGGGGTTGAGGCAAATAATGCTTCTCCTTTTTTGTCAGTCAATGTCGGCCTTAAAACCTCATACCAATTCACCCAGAAGTTTCTCATCATCGCTACCTCGTCTATAGCGAGAAAATCAAATGCTTGGCCTCTTAAGTTTTCAACACTTTCCCATCCTCTCAAAAAGATTATGCTTTCTCCTCCGTCTTTAGATTCTACTCGTATCTCTAGACGCTGTTCGTTAGTATTTATTATCCGACCTGAAAGTTCATGTTTCAACATTCCCCATGCTATATCTCTGGCTTGTTGATAGTTATTGGCAATATAAGCTATCTTACTTGGCTTCCCCAATGCCTTGCCTTTTATCTCCTCACTAATCAGTGTTGTTTTCCCGAATCTTCTTCCGCACCTTAATACTCTGAATCTGTGCCTGTCCCTCGCTATCGTCTTTTGATGTATGTGTAATTTCATTTTTTTCGGCTATATCTTGGTCTATAAGCACTGGCGCACGGACTATTAGTTCGTCCGGAGCTTTACCCAAGTATTGATCTAAAATATATTCAGGTTTTGCTTTGTGGATTTTTTCTATAAATACTTGGGTTATTTCATCATCAAAAATAGCCCTTCGTTCTTCCTTTAACAGGGTTGCTTTATGTTTGGTGCCTTTTTTTTTAAATCCTTTATGTCCTTTTTCAAATTGTCCATGAGCCATACAATATGGTTTAATATGGTTTTAATGTTTAACATAATTACATATCT